GAATTGGTTAAGCCTAGACTTCTCGTTCTTACAGCCTAGATGCTGGCACTTAGTGTAGGTAGGTAGGCTTGGCATTACTTCAGGAATCTCAGCTTGTACAGTGTGCTATCAACCAGCGCAACAATCTCATCTAGGATGTTCTGTAGCTCGGTGTCTTGCGGTAGCGATTGCCTAGCCACATAGATGTATCCGTTTAGGTTGTCGAGATATTCGATTGGTGAGGTAGGCAAGGAATAGTTTTGAGGGTACTCAGAGATGATTTCGTAACGACCTTGGTATGCCTCTACCCATGCGTCAATTAAATCGTCCAAACCCTTGTAAAACGCTCCTAATGCCATGTGTTCTGCATAAGACCTGCTTTGTAGATGCAGAATGTGTGCGTTGGTTTGTGCGTGTAGCAACGTCAGTACAAATTCGCCAATTGATTTCATGTTAATTCCTTAATGAGTTGAATGTTTCGCCAGTTGTTTATATCCCAAAACAATCGCTCATCGCCTTTATGTGGCTCTATATGATCCACTACTGTTGCTTGAGTAACTATGCCTTCGGTTTGACACATAACGCACAACGGGTTTCTTTGTAAAAAATAAACACGTTGCTTGCGCCATTGACTTCCGTATAGCTTTTGGCGTTCTCTGGCTTCCTCCGTTCGTTGGTCTTGTGGCTTATGTTTCCAAGGCGAAACGAATACAGTAGGTTTAGTCGGCATTGCCAATATACTCAAATGATGCTGTTAATCTATTTATGCTTGTGTTTGCGTTTGATTGCACTTTTGCTTTTTTGCCCGGCGATGCCAATCTGCTTGGCGCTCTTGTCATTACCCATTTTGGAGATTTATTCCTATATCCAATCATTGACGGGTGGCTTGTGACACTTGTAAACCGCTTTCCGTTTTGCTTTAAGTAATCGCCAACAATTTCACTTAATCTGTTTCCAAGCCCTATCCCTTGATAATCAGGTAATACAACCGTTCGATGTTCTTTCCATACGTTTTTAACGTGCGGATGAGGGAATGGCAAAATAGCCGTCATTGCGGCGGGTTGCCCTTCAACCATTGCTAAAAACACTTTTGATGCTTTGTTTAAATCTGCACTCAAATAGTGATGACCTTTGAAAACTTGCCAGATGGAATGATGAACTTGTTCCACCTTGATTTCGATTTCTGGTCGCCGAAGTAACCTCCGTTCAAACGACATTGTAGATACATCGTATATCCAATCTGGCTCCAACCATTCAGCCACATCGTAATGACAGGTTACTGCTACAAATTGGCGTTTACGTTTACGAATAAACTTTTGAACTGCATGACTACCAATCTTAGCGACTGTTCTGTCCACCAATGATGTAAATTCATCAAACACGATCAATCCATCGGTTTCAAGAACGACACGGGCTAAATCAGCCCTAAACTTTTGACCGTTACTTAAACAATGATAAGGCAACAACCAAGATGGTGGGCTTGCAAACCAAACATGAGATAATGCATTTGTTATGTCTGAAACATCAATCGACTTATCAAAGCTGTTTAATAATGAATCGTTACCCCATTCGTGATTTGTAAAATACTTTTCTTCACCAAACGCTCTTTTTGCAATGGTTGTTTTGCCGCTACCTGAAGCGCCGACAATTAACCCAACAGACCAATCAATGTTCTCAATAGGTAAATCAACCTGCCATGATTTGGTTAATTTTTCTTCAACAAGTACATCAAACATACCGACAACTTTTTCTGTTCGAAATGTCGGTTTGTAATCGATTTTAACTACATGGTTAAAACTCGGCATTTGTATCCCTTTTCTGTAAGCATATCGAATACCGCTTGTTGTTCGTTTTCGTCTTTACATTCGACAGCGATTTCATAAACAGATTTCATGCTTTGTTCTTTTGGTGTTTTTTCTTCTAATTCTTCACCAAACATGATCGTGGTCAATTCGTTTTCATCGAAACCAATCTTTGCAAGATCAAATCCAATGTCAGAAAGCGCATCTAATTCAATCTTAAGCAGATCGTAATCCCACCCGCTATTCAATGCCAATTTGTTATCAGCCAGAATCAACGCTTTCTTCTGTGCCTCACTCAATCCATCTAACTGAATCGCTGGCACAGCATCCATCTTTAGCTTTCTTGCTGCTGCCAAGCGTCCATGTCCTGCGATGATGCCGTTTTCCCCGTCAATGAGGATCGGGTTAGTCCATCCGAATTCTTTGATGGATGCCGCAATCTGAGCAACCTGCTCATCCGAATGCGTTCTAGCATTGTTCACATAAGGGATCAGGTCAGCAATTGGCACTTCGATAACGGTTAGCATTAAATCTCCTGAATAAACACTTCGCACATCCCACCGTGGATAATCTCTTTGCGCTCTATGGTTAACTTATCTATTTGTTCATCATCAAGAAAGACACCAGCGTGTTGCAGCGCATCATTCAAACTTTTTAACCTGTTGTCGAGGTCGATCTTTCGCTTGTCCCTGGGGTAGATCAAAACTTCTACGGAAAGTCTACCAGTAAACGGTTTTATATTAGCATCCTTTACTACGTTGGCAACAAGGTAGCGGTAATCTCTGCCTTGCTTGGATAGGTATGTAACACCTCGCCCGTGTTTCCAGTGCGTATTAGCACTATTCGGAAGTGGCAGTTTTAAGCGCAGTGATGATTTCATTTCTCGAGTATTTCCCGCATCTGACAAGGTAGTTTAACATCGCTTCTTGCTGCTTACGATCTGGTCTAGCAGACTTGACTAGCCTAACACAACAAGCCAGACAGTCTGCTAGGTACACGTTGCCGCTGCAAACGTGGTTCATGCCTCTAATGCTTCGCAATACATCCTGATCTGATACGGGCTTAACTTTTCACCAGCACCATGCCTTTCCTTCAGCCTTTTAGCCCATCGCTTGTGGTCTACCCTGTCAGTGCTGTTTGCAGGCGTTTTAAACACGCTCTGAGCGATTTTTGCGAGTTCTGCGTCTACCACATTAGGATCAGCCTTTGGAGCGTTCAAAGCCTCGTTTTGCGGTCTTGGGGCTTGTTTGCATAAATTCTTAAACTCGATCAGGTTAGGACACTTATCTGGAAGGCTCTCCAAAGCCCAACCGATAGCATTAAGGTTGTTTGCGTATGCAGCCAATTCATGTGACCAGGCTGCCTTTACATCATTCATGGATACGTTATGCCATTTTCCTATGAATTCTTGTCCGTAGGTTGCGGTCAATCGCTGGAACAATCTTTCAAGTGCGTTTACAGGTAAGCTCATTTCAATCTCCTTGATTCAGCCAAAGTCATGTCGAAAATATCAGGTTCACGTTGTACAGCCTTTCCAGTCATTTGCTCAACCCACTCACGGTTTTTCTTATCGTGAGCAGATTCATATGGTTTGAAATTTATATCCTTTATTGGCTCATCCAGCCACTTTTCTTGATTTAGATAAGTAGATGGCAATGGGATGTACTGTCCGTTTTCTTTTGTCCATTGATCAGATACTTTCTGCCACTTTAATGCTTCAATTATCAATTCAAGCGTATCAGATGGTCTTTTAACTTTTAACCATGCTCTTTGTGCAGCACCCTTGCTTTCCTTTCTTGGATACTTTTGCCAAAACTCATCAAACAATGGGTCATCCCCTTGGGGGGTTAGGGGGGTATTAGTTTTCTTTTTATTAGTTAATGGTTCTTGGTTATTGGTTATTGGTTTATGGTTTATGGTTGCTATTGGGGGTGGATTAGGTTCGTTATTTGTATCCGATATGGTAGGCATAGCTTCCCTATTGCCCCACCTTTTCTCAGCACCCTTTTTCCCGCCAGTTTTTTGTCTTTGGTAAGCATCAATCACTTCTTGGCACTTGACATTTGTCCAACCGTCATCCGTTTTGACAAAAAAATCATTCAAAACAGACTCAAGAACATCAATACCTATCTTTAACCTTCTGGCAACCCAATGGGTATCCAATGGGATAGGCATCTCTGAGTCATAGTACATATCCAGCAAACGCCGATATGCCAAATCCTCATCGTTGCTCAAATGAGACGTGGATGCTTTGTAGTCACTTATGTGAAATGAGTAATAAAACATAAAACCCCCGTTAAGGTTTGCCGTTACTGTAGATGACAAGGGCAGGCAGGTAACGGACTCTGCTTTTCGGGGATCAACCTAGCCCTGTCGGGACACTTGAAGGAGTGCTGTTTAATTATATATCATTGTCTCAAAATTAAAAGCCCTGATTCAAACAACCATCCGATTGTTTTCCTGTGGGCATCTTCCCACATCTCAACACGCTCAGATTTAGTAAGCACATTACCCTGATCAAGATCGTAATGGCAATGAAAGCATAGGGCTGCAATCCTGTAATCATGTGCCTTGATGCCCTTGCCTTTGCCGTCCCGTAGCTGATTGCTGTGCGCCGCAACTACAGTCCCGTCCTGGCAATCACAGTTCATGCACGGTGCTTGCCTGACCAACTCCAAAAGTTTCTTGTTCCTGTACATCTATTCCTCTCTCCGTTAGAAATGCCATGATGAACTCAATCAGTTCATTCATTTGTGTAACCGTCATCTGGCTGGTAGACCGACCCAACATGACAAAGCCGCCATTGATCCCTTTGGCGATTCTGTTCTCTTGGTGCAAGCTGGCAGTGAAAATGTCTTTCCAATCATCTGCGGACAACATCACTTGCTTGCCATTCACCATCCACGGCACATTGTTAGCCGCTAACGTCAGCAAAGCCCAAAGCATTCGATTCTGTTCCCCAGAACGAGTGCTTGGCTTAACCTCAACAATAAAATGCTCTGGGGCTTGTTTTACAGCATCAATTGCCTGTTGGCGTTGCCGTTGGCTGAACAGTCGCAGCTTCATTGAACACATCCGGTCTGAGTGACTTTAGTTGTATCATCCGCAACTTTGGGATGCCTTTCTTTTTCCAGTACACAATAGACGGTGGCTTCACGTTGATCAGCCTAGCCACAGCAGCACCACCACCCAATTTTTCGATCAATTCAAGATCAGTCATAGTTCACCTCATGTTAGAACAGTTTATTGTATGCTGTCATCAATAGTCCATCCTTATTAAAATAATTTATCGTATGTTAAATGTCGATAAAAATAAATGTATTTGACAATAGTCTTAAACTGGTTTAATATTTGTTTATGGCAATAACGCCAGCAACCAAGGAGAGTGAAATGAGCAAAATTACATTAGCAACGTTTAAGTCTTTTATCCGTAAAAATAAAAATATTCATATCATGACTCACCGTCAGTTTGACGGTATGGTAGACGGATGCGTAGACAACCTAACAAAAACATTTAACCCTATCGTTTTAAACGAACGTCATGCACAACACACGTTAAACATTGCCGGACTTTGGCTTGTTCTCGGCGGTGGAGATCGTTTTTACCCATACTTAGACGATTCTTTTAAAGGTATTACAGTCACAAATTGTTGTGGTAGTTATACCATAGCCATCCCTAACCAAGGAGAGTGAAATGTCAAACCCCTACTATTTCCCCACAGACCACAACCAACTCATGCACGGTGATGCCCATATTCCAGGTGCACAGTCAACCGTTGATGAGGTCATGTATGTCCTTGCCCACGGCGGTGAGGACAAAGACGGCACAACCCAAGAGCAATGGCTTGAATCACTCCGAGAGTTTGGAGTGCTGGATCGCATCGCCATCATCATCGCCAAAGAGTATTACAACGATGCTTTTAGCCGCTTCCACAAGATGATGGAAGATGACATCAAAGCTGCGCTTGGAGACTGACATGAGAGCAGACGAATTCCACCAGCAGCAACTTGAACAACAGGAACAAGAGGG